AGAGCAATCAGGTAACAACGATTATAAGCAAAAATGAACACTCAAAAAATAAGAAAGTTAATAGAAAATGGAACCACTTTATTATTATCAATTGATGATTGTGTTGGAGCAAACCATGATCTTTCTATGGATTTACACAAAAGAAATAGTGATGAAATTCCTGAGGACGTCATAATCAATAACAATGCAAAAAATTATGAAACCATGAGGGAATTGATTGTCAAGATCACAGCTGATGGAGAAGGACTTAACACTGGGATTGCAACTGTAGATATCAAAAAGTTGAATGAATTAGTCTCTCTGTTTGAACAGAAATATCTTGAGACAGAATTATCAAGGCACGATATTTTCGGCGAATTGATTTCTAGACACTTACGAATAAAACCTAAGCATAGAAATGAAGTGGAAATAGAGCTGGCATTGAGAGAATACCTTGAAGAACTAAATAAAAAATCTTGCATAAATAATTTATCAGATAATGACTATGAAAGAGTTAGCAAAGAATATGTAGCAACTAATGCTACGCCAGATAATTATGTTATATATAAAGAATCAAAGGATAGTGAATTGTGTTTAATTATTTATGATTGGAAAATATCAGTTGATGCTAAAACTGAAACAAAAACAATGGAAAAGTATTACAAAAATATATGGAAGTCCTTTAAAGACATCAAGGTAAATGGGAAACCATTTTTAGAAGATCATCCTGTTTTTATTTCTATAGTTATTTTGAAACCTATCGGAGGTATGCCAGTAACTGTAACTAGTAGCAGAGTTCTGGGGAAATTTGAAGATTCACCATCTGCGTTGTATGGAGAGAGAGTGAAACATGCTAGAAACTCAAAATTGCTAAGTATAAATAATGTAGGGCAAATTGCGGGAACTACACCAAATATTATTAGATCTTATTATGCTAGCACTCAAAAGATTAAATCTGAGGTGAGAGGAATTTTGGGGGATGACTTTGGTTCAAAAGATGTGTTTTTTAGTCATTGGACAAATAAATACAGAGATCGTGATCCCACAGAAACTGTTTACTCAGAAGACATTGAAAGGATAGTGGATTCTTTGGTGACAACGGAAATATCTCGAGAGGAAATCATACATTTCCTTTTTGGCAATTTTTGTTTCCATATAGAAACAATGAATGACCAACATATTGCAGACAAGTTTAAAGGGTATCAAAACAGTTGTATCAATTTAAAAATTAAACCAAAAGAAGATCTAGCTGATTTAAAGGATCACTTGATTCAAACAAAAGAGATCTGGGAGTCTCTGTATGGCAAGCATCTAGACAAGATCATATCTAGAATCAGAGACAAAAAGAAGAAAGAAAAGGAGATACCGGATATCACAACTGCTTTCAATCAAAATGCTATTGAGTATGAAGAAAAATACCCTGGTTGCTTCACAAATGATTTGTCAGAAACTAAAACTAATTTTTCCATGACTTGGTCTCCGAGTTTTGAGAAAATAGAATTAGATTCTGATATTGATTATAACAATGCTATTATAAAGAAGTTCAGAGAAAGTTTCAAGACTGCCTCAAGGATTTCATATAACAGCCCTTACAGCTCGGTCAATAGCCAGAACAATAAAGCAAGAGATATCACAAATTTGGTCCAATTATGTTTGACAGAATTGAGCTGTGACACAACTAAAATGAGTAAACAGGAATTAGAAGATGAAATAGACATAAACACTGGAAGCATAAAAGTTGAAAGAACCAAAAAATCTCAAGAATGGCAGAAAATTAATTCATGCTTAACTCGGAACAAAAATGAGTTTTGCATGAAAGAGACTGAAAGACAAAACAAGACAATTTATTTTAAAGGTTTGGCCTGCATGAATATAGGGATGAGTTTAAAGAAAAGAGTACTCAAAAAGGAAGAGATGAAAGAAAGGATTTCTAAAGGGTTAGAATATGACACCTCTGAAAGACAAGTCGACCCAAATGATGACTATTCTAGTGTTGATATGTCTTCCTTAACGCACATGAAAAAACTGATTAGGCATGACAATGAAGAAAGCTTAACTTGGTGCGATAGAATAAAAGAATCATTGTTTGTGCTGCATAATGGTGATATAAGAAATGATGGAAAGATTTCTGCTGTTTACAACAATTATGCCAAGAATCCTGAATGTTTGTACACTCAAGAATCTGTGCTAAAATCTGAATTGGACACTTGCAAGAAAATTAACAAATTGTGTAATGATTTATCAATCTATCATTATTCTGAAGATATGATGCAGTTTGCTAAAGGTTTAATGGTAGCAGATAGATACATGACCAAAGAAAGTTTTAAGATTTTAACTACTGCCAACACAAGCATGCTTCTTATAGCATTCAAAGGAGATGGAATGAACACTGGAGGTTCAGGTGTTCCGTATATAGCTGTGCATATTGTAGATGAAGCAATGTCTGAGCAATTTAATATATGTTACACTAAAGAAATTTACAGTTACTTTAAAAGTGGGAGTAATTATATCTATATAATGAGACCACAAAGACTAAATCAAGTTAGATTGCTCAGTTTGTTCAAATCTCCTAGCAAAGTTCCGGTATGTTTTTCACAATTTTCCAAGAAGGCTAGTGAGCTGGAGAAATGGTTGAAAAACAAAGACATAGATCAAGTCACTGCCCTTTCAATGACTATGACTGTGAAACAAATTCTGATAAATATTGTCTTTTCATCAATCATGATAGGAACTGTCACTAAATTAAGCAGAATGGGCATTTTTGATTTTATGAGATATGCAGGTTTTTTACCATTATCAGATTATTCAAACATCAAAGAGTATATAAGAGACAAGTTTGATCCAGATATAACCAATGTAGCAGACATATATTTTGTGAATGGTATAAAAAAGCTTCTTTTCAGAATGGAAGATTTAAATTTAAGCACTAATGCTAAACCTGTAGTTGTTGACCATGAAAATGATATTATTGGAGGAATAACTAATTTAAATATAAAATGCCCTATAACAGGCTCTACTCTGTTAACTTTAGAAGATTTGTACAACAATGTTTACCTAGCTATTTATATGATGCCCAAATCACTACACAATCATGTGCATAATTTAACTAGCTTACTGAATGTTCCTGCTGAATGGGAATTAAAATTTAGGAAAGAGCTAGGATTCACCATATTTGAAGAAATATATCCTAAAAAAGAAATGTTCGATGATAGAGATTTGTTTTCTATAAATGGAGCTTTGAATGTGAAAGCACTTTCGGATTATTATCTGGAAAATATAACAAATGTTGGTTTAATGAGGTCTGAAATAGAAAATAAGGAAGATTTTCTGGGTCCTTGCTATAGAATTTCCACCTTAAAGTCATCAAAAAAATGTTCACAATCTAACATCATAAGTACAGATGAGATAATTGATTGTTTGCAAAATATTAAAATCAGTGAAATTGAAGATTGGAAAGGGAATACATTAGCCATAATCAAAGGACTTATAAGGACATACAATGAGGAAAAGAATAGGTTGATGGAATTTCTTGAAGATAATTGTGTTAATTCCTTATATCTTATGGAAAAACTAAAAGAAATTGTAAATAGCGGATCAGTCACTGTTGGTAAATCTATGACTTCAAAATTCATAAGAAACAACCACCCTTTAACAGTAGAAACATATTTAAAAACAAAACTCTATTACAGAAGTAATGTAACTATTTTAAAATCTAAAAAAGTATCAGAAGAACTTTATGATCTTGTAAAACAATTCCATAACATAATGGAACTGGACATGGAATCAGTCATGAATTTAGGCAAAGGGTTAGAAGGGAAAAAGCACACATTTCTTCAAATGTTAGAATTTGTCATGTCTAAAGCCAAAAATGTTACAGGATCTGTTGATTTTCTGGTCTCAGTTTTTGAAAAAATGCAGAGAACCAAGATGGATAGAGAGATATATCTAATGAGCATGAAAGTGAAAATGATGCTTTATTTCATAGAGCATACTTTTAAACATGTAGCTCAAAGTGATCCTTCTGAAGCCATTTCCATTAGTGGGGATAACAAGATAAGAGCGCTTTCAACATTATCATTGGACACAATAACCTCTTACAATGATATTTTGAACAAAAATTCAAAGAAATCAAGATTAGCATTTTTGTCTGCTGATCAATCAAAATGGTCTGCATCAGATCTCACCTATAAATATGTCTTAGCAATCATATTAAATCCAGTTCTAACTTCAGGAGAGGCTAGCTTGATGATAGAGTGCATTCTAATGTATATAAAATTAAAAAAGGTGTGTATACCAACAGACATATTTTTGAATCTTAGAAAATCACAAGACACTTTTGGACTAAATGAAACAGCTATAGGGCTGCTAACAAAGGGCTTGACGACAAACACATATCCTGTTAGCATGAATTGGCTTCAAGGCAATCTAAACTACTTGTCTTCTGTGTATCACTCTTGTGCAATGAAAGCTTACCACAGAACGTTAGAATATTATAAAGATTGTGATTTCCAAACTAGGTGGATTGTTCATTCTGATGACAATGCAACATCTCTGATAGCTAATGGAGAAGTAGATAAAATGTTGGCTGATTTTTCAAGTTTGTCCTTACCAGAAATGCTATTTAGAAGCATAGAAGCTCATTTTAAAAGTTTTTGCATAACTTTGAATCCTAAGAAAAGTTATGCATCTTCTTCTGAGGTGGAATTTATATCGGAAAGAATTGTAAATGGTGCTATTATACCTCTTTACTGTCGGCACTTGGCTAATTGCTGCACAGAATCTTCTCACATAAGCTACTTTGATGATTTAATGTCCCTAAGCATTCATGTTACAATGCTTTTGAGAAAAGGTTGTCCAAATGAAGTGATACCTTTTGCTTATGGTGCTGTTCAAGTTCAAGCCCTTAGTCTTTATTCAATGCTACCAGGTGAAGTGAATGACAGTATAAGGATTTTCTCTAAATTAGGGGTGAGTTTAAAATCTAATGAAATCCCAACAAACATGGGAGGTTGGTTAACATCTCCCATAGAATCACTATCTATACTAGGACCATCGTCTAATGACCAAATAATCTACTACAACGTGATAAAGGAATTTTTGAATAAGAAGAGTCTAGATGAGGTGAAAAACAATGTTTCAACTTTAGGATATCTTCAAAAGAGGTTTGAAGAACTGGAAGAAAAAAGTAAAAAGAACACATTAGAAGAGAAAGATAAAAAAATGATTTTTTTGATAAATCTGTTTGAGAAAGCTTCAGTTTCTGAAGATTCAGATGTTTTAACCATAGGAATGAAATTCCAGACAATGCTAACTCAAATAATAAAGCTGCCCCAGTTTGTTAATGAGAATGCATTGAGTAAAATGTCTAGTTATAGAGACTTCTCTAAAATATACCCCAATTTAAAGAAGAATGAGGATCTATACAAAAGCACTAAGAATGTCAGAATAGATGAAGATTCAATATTGGAAGAGGATGAGCTATATGATAAAATATCGTCTAGTTTAGAGATGGAATCTGTTCATACCATTATGATAGAAAACCCAGAAACTATATTGATTGCACCTCTAAATGATAGAGATTTTCTACTTAGCCAATTATTCATGTACACAAGTCCTTCAAAAAGAAACCAATTATCAAACCAATCAACTGAAAAGTTAGCTTTGGACAGGGTTCTGAGATCAAAGGCTAGAACTTTCATTGACATAGATTCTAAAACAAAGCTAACATATGAGGAAAACATGGAAAAGAAGATCAAAGAAATGCTAGATTTTGAACCAGGATCCTATTGCTCATTCAAAACATGCATTAACTTAGTTATCAAAGATGTTAATTTTAGCATGTTAATGCCTATACTAGATTCAGCTTATCCTTGTGAGTCAAGAAAGAGAGACAATTACAATTTCAGATGGTTCCAAACAGAGAAATGGATTCCAGTAGTAGAAGGTTCTCCAGGATTAGTAGTTATGCATGCTGTTTATGGACCTAATTATATAGAAAATCTAGGCTTAAAAAACATACCACTAACTGACGATAGTATAAACGTGTTGACAAGTACGTTCGGAACAAATTTATTAATGGATGATGTAAAATCTTTTGTTGCTGGGAGGAAAAGCTTTGAGACAGATATCTTCAAAAACTCAAATGATTGTCAGAAATTAGTGAAAGCATGCAACTACATGATAACTGCTCAAAACAGGCTTCTGGCAATAAACACATGTTTTTCAAGAAAAAGCTTTCCCTTTTATTCAAAGTTTAACTTAGGAAAGGGTTTTGTTTCAAATACTTTGGCACTTCTATCTACTATCTACAGTAAAGATGAGTCCTATCATTTTGTTTCAACAGCTAGTTATAAATTAGATAAAACTATAAGAACTGTCATCAATGCTCAGCAGGATTTAAATCTTGAGAAGATACTTGACACAGCAGTATACATCTCTGACAAATTGCAATCATTATTTCCCACTATAAGTAGAGATGATATAAAAATAATTTTGCAAAATGTCTGTTTGGATAGCAGACCTATTTGGCAAAGCCTAGAAGAAAAAATGAAAAAGATAAATCATTCAACCGGAAGTGGTTATACGGTTTCAAATGTAATTTTATCTCATAATAGTGAGCTTAACACTATACAGAAGCAAATTGTTTGGTTATGGAACATGGAGTTGTGTTCTACTAAAACGTTAAATTTTGTGATAAGGTACATAAGAAGAAGTGATGTCAGGTATGTAAAGACAGAAGAACAAGATGAATCAGGCAATTATGTTTCAGGAACCTTGTACAAGATAGGGATAATGACAAGAAGCTGCTATGTTCAGCTAATAGCTTCAGATCAAGATGTGGCTGTTTCTTTGAAAACACCCTTTGAAATACTAAATGAGAGAGATTTTTTATTTGACACTTATAGAGAAAGCATTGAGAAACTGCTTCAAAAGTTTATGTTTGATAAGATAAACATAATAAAATCAAAACAGCCTCAAATTACCTTCTTAGAGCCAGGAGATGCTTGCATAAGAATGACCACAGACAATAAAATGATTGTTAAAGTGAATGCCTCTCCAAGGCAGATTAGATTGGAGAATGTTAAATTTGTTATCAAAATCAAATATGAGAATGTAAACTCTGATGTGTGGGATATTATAGAAAGCCAAAAATCACTGGTTCTAAGGTTACCAGAAACTGGTGAATGTTTCTCTGATATGTATAAAACTGTTGACTCTGAAGCAGAGGCAATAAAAACTATAAAAAGTAGATTGATAACTTCCTTAACTTTCATTGAGTCCTTTGGAAGCTTATCCGATCAAGTCTTAGAAATATCACATGAACAGGTTAAAGATACAATGTTTGATTTCTTAATGAATATAAGAGAGACTTGTCTAGAAGGTCTAGAGAATTGTAGAAGCATAGAAGAATATGATGAATTTTTAGACGACAATGGGTTCAATGCAACAGTTGAATTGTTTGAAGATCTTTTAAGAACTCAAGATAGCTTCGAGAATGAATACAGTCCATTATTTTCAGAGATTGTGGATAGAGCAAAACAGTACACAAGGGACTTGCAAGGGTTCAAAGAGATATTATTAATGTTAAAATATTCTCTAATAAATGATGCATCAGGATTCAAAAGTTATAGAGCAACAGGTGTTCATGCTGTGGACTTAATAGTTAAGAAACATATAGAGATCGGAGAGTTCAATTTGTTAGGAATGATACAATTAATCAAGGCATGTGAAACATGTCACAATAATGATTCTATATTAAATCTGGCCAGTTTAAGAAATGTTTTGAGCAGAACATATGCTACATTTGGTCGCAAAATAATCTTAAACCATGAGTTAGATCTCCAAAATGATTTGATGGAAAAAAGTTATGATTTTAAGACTCTGGTGTTACCAGAGATCAAGATTACAGAATTTTCTAAAGATATATTAAAGGAAAATGGTTTCATCATATCAGGTGAAAATTTAAAAATAAACAAGTCAGACGAAGAGTTTGAGGGCTTAGCAAACTTTAATGTATTGAGATTAGATGAGGAAGAGATGTATGAGGGATTGATTAAAGAAATGAGAATCAAAAGGAAGAAAAAGGGATTTCTATTTCCTGCTAACACTCTGTTGTTGAGTGAGTTAATCAAATTTTTGATAGGTGGGATAAAAGGAACTAGCTTTGATATTGAAACGCTACTAAGAAACAGTTTTAGACAGGATATATACTCTGGAGACAGGCTTGGGAGGCTGAGTTCAAGTGTTCCCGCATTAAAGGTGTATTCAACAGTTTACATGGAATATAAAAATGTAAACTGCCCATTGAATGAAATTGCTGATAGCTTGGAGGGCTATTTAAAATTAACTAAAAGTAAACCAAAAGAGCAATTATTAGACGGAAGGGTAAAAAAAGCATTGATCCAACTTAGAGAAGAGCCATCCAGATCTAAAAAATTAGAAGTTTATAAAGATATAGCTAGTTTCTTGTCTCGACATCCTTTATGTTTATCTGAAAGAACATTGTATGGACGTTACACCTATCATGATATCAATGAATATATAATGCAAACTAGAGAAATCATACTTTCTAAAATAAACGAATTAGATGAAATAGTCGAAACTGATGAAGATAGTTTTCTACTTAGTTATTTGAGAGGGGAAGAAGATGCATTTGATGAAGAAGAAGAAGTGGAGTAAACAAACTAGTAATAAGAGAAAAGCTAAACAAAAGAAATGAATGAACCAAACAAAATAAACAAAAATAAAAGAAAAAAGATAGAGGAATAGTAATAAAAATAAAAATAATAAAAAATGGAAACATGTGAGTAGATTTAAATAGGTTGAATTTGCGACCAAAATCTTGGTTAGTCTAATTTATAGAAGATAGAAATCCAATCTAATTTGGTATATCTTTAAAAATCTAATTCTATTGACTTTAACTTTAAATTTCTAGATATGAGGAGATTATATATTTTAGTTGTACCTGATTGCTCT